TGTACGTGCCCAGTGCTACCGTTAAACGCACTTTCAATGGCGTTGAATTCTCCATCAAAGTCATCCGCATCAATAACATTACCATTAGCAATGTTGTTGGATGTGTCGTTTCTAGTGTAACCTGCCATAATAAGTCCTATTGCCTGTCGTTAGTGCTGTACTCAAATACAGCGGTGTCTAGTGTGAATGAAGGGTTAGTACTGGTGTCCTGTATACGTACAGATACATTCTTCCCAGACCCAATAACATTGTTGCTAAATATTTTATCCAAAGTTCCACCGAAGGTAGCTGTGTTAAAAACAGCGGTAGGAGAACCGTAAGTAAAAATGTTAGTCCCGGTACCGACTACAGAAAATGCCGCCGGTTGTATTAACGAAGGATCGTTTTGATCAAATACTAAATTTGCTGTAAAAGAAACTAGCCCCTCTGGGTCTAAATACAGTATAAATTTGTAGAACGTCTTTCTAAGTTGGCTGTCTTCAAAAGGCATAAACGGGGATTCAAATATTGCGTCTATATCTGAGCCATCCCAAGAATTTCCAGATTCTAATTTGTACACGTAGCCATCATCATTAGCGAAAACAATCAGTTCATTTTGCCCCGTTAATTGTGAGTCACAAACTTTAGCTTTAAGGCCTTTTGTTTCGCTAAACTGCATCCCTACACCGCCCTGATCCACATACTTAGTTCCTATAATCCCTCTTGAAACAGCGGATCTATCGGATGATGTGTATCCAAATATTCGATATTGGGCTTTATCCCGTATGACTAAAGAACAGTAAGATACAGAGTTAGATTTAAATACACTGTAGTTTTTCTTTATGGGTTTGGATGCTACGTCCAGTCCAAAATCGCCTACTCTGTCCGTTGCGCTCAATGTCCGTAAGCCATCAGGACCCATGAACATAATGTCTCCGCCAATTTCTTGGATAGTGTCGGCTTCAATACATCCAATACTTTCTACAATAGGCTGTAAAGAGTAGTCAGCAACCGTAGAACCGACTAAACGAGTAATTCGATCAATACTAAATATAATTAACTGTTCACGAAATACGATAAGACCAGTTACGTCAGAACCTACGTTAATTTGACCTGCGCCATTAGCAACTAAAAGATCAGTATCTGTAAACGGCGAAGTAAAGAACAGATCACTACCTTTGGAAAAAAACAAAGCGTTTTTAAAAGCTACTACATGCTCCGCACCTTGGACTTGATCGTTTTCTGAAGAAGTTGTCAAAAACGTAACTGTGTCAGCGGAAGAGTCGTAGTAAGCAGGGTAGTTAGAACCATCTACAAAGACGATCTTAGGGGTGCCGTTAAAGTTATATTTAGCGAAACGTGCTTTGTCAAAACTAGTATTTGAGGCAGTTGCCTTACTGGTCCAAGAAGTGCCCGTTCCTTGGTAATACACTCCATTTCTGATTGCTATAACTACATTAGAGTCTACTTCATTGGTTACGCATACGCCCTGTATTTCCCCAGAGCCTGTAACCGCCGTATCACTGAACTTTTCGTAGCCTAAAACTTTTTTATAGCCACCACTCAAAGATGGCTCAAAATTCTGTAGCACTGTGGCAGACCCAACCGCGTTGGTGCCCTGTTGCAGGGGGCTTAAACTTGAAATTAAGCCACCTTTAAATTCCATTCCTTGAGTGCGCCAGTTACTAGCCATTAGACAACCTTAGTAGCAAACATACTAAATGAAGAAGCGGGCTTGTAAGTAGAACGAATGTAGTTATACTTATTGATATACAAAGTTCTCATATATTTAATACCTTCTACAAACTTCTGTTGAGCAATTTGAGAAGCTTGGGTATCGCCTCTAAATTGGAAGGCATAAAACATTGCGCCATCGACAATGATATGCTTTAACTCTTTAGGCATAGAAGGTACATCGTCGTAGTTTTCTAGGTCTACAGGGTTTCTGTAGTACTCGTACACAAGCTCATAAGCCTTGTCAGGAGTAGGGAAAACAATAAATTCTAAATTGGGAGTAAGCACTATATTAGAAGGCTTAGAACGAATGCCTACACTAGTGTCGTATTCATACTCAATATGATTATTCAAATAATCTTTATAGTCTACTGGGCGAAGAAGAGTAGTATCTACGTTAAGAGTGGTATTCTTTTTTATTCTGAAAGTATCCATATCGACGTATTTAGCGTCTAATGGGTAACCATACCTAGAAATACCTGCGGACAAAGTATCTTCTTGCTCCACATGGTTAAAAGGCCACCCAAACTCTTCATGGTTGATATGCCTAATAGCAGAGTTTACAGCGTCTTTAACGGTAGAGTAAAAACCAGTAGCGGTATCAAAGTTAGCAGAAGTAATTTCAACCTCGTTAAGACGACGGTTTACTTCATTAACTAAACTTAAATAGTTGTAGTCGGCCATTAGTTATTCCTTATGCGAAGAGTTACGGCACGTTCCGCTGTAAGACCTTCGTTATCCGTCATACTGCAATAAATTTTGTATTGGACGTTGTTAGTCCCTAAAGAAAGACGGATAGTGGCTACAGTTGAAGTTTCTGTTTGAGTCACTTTTTGAAGACCGTTTACAACATCAGTATCCCCAAATGCAGTCTTGACTCCGTCAGCATCGTCGATGTACCATGATACAGAGGTGATATTTGCGGTTCCTAAAAAACGAGACCAATCAACACTGTAATCCAACATCTCGTCAGGGTCTTTGTTAGGCCATTTATACGCCATTTGTTATACCTCGTATGTCGTCCTTCCGACACTATTTTTCTGATCTACATAGATTGTGGTGCTTGGTTGCGGATCTATGTAGACAATCGTATTAGGAGTTGCGTCTATATACACAGTGCGCTGTCGTTCATACAACTCTTTAACTGCTTCATAATCAAAGTTGACTATGGTTAAAGCTAACTCTCCTATTAGTGCGCTAAATTCCACGCCATCAATAGGAAGTATGTTAGTTGATATAAAGTCTGTTACACCTGTACCTGAAGTTACAGAAACTGAATTCAGTGTTAAATTAACTTCAGTAGATAATTCTATAGGTCCTGTAAACGTTTGAGCTTCTTGACCAACTATTGCTAAATTAACGTCGGTTATAAAAGTAAGAGTACCGGTAGACCAATCCGTCTGTACCCCTGTTATACTCACATCAACTGAAATTGATACTTCTATATCACCTAAAGTGACGGTAGAAGAGGCTCCTAATATCTCAAAAGAAGCGTTAGTTATAAAATCTAGTGCGCCTAGATTAGACTGCAGTAGTAAAGAAGTAAGTTGTTGATTAACCTGAGTGCTTAAATCAACATCATCTATTTCACTTGTTATACCCGCCCCTATGACAGGGTACAGGTTATTAATTCCGTGTAGCTCAAAAGAGCCTAATTCTGCGGTACCAACTAATATAGAAGATAAGGTAACGCTAGCGGGAAAGGCCGCAGGAGACCCAAAGCTTTGAGACGATATCGCTCCTGCGGACAATGCCATACTTTAACCTACGTCCATTTCAGCATCTGTGGGTGCGTTTGTTACGTAAGTATCATAGTCCTGATCAAACCTCGTATCCCACGTAGAGGTAGGGCACAATGCAATTAATTCATCATCTGTAAAGTCTGATGCAGGCTTAGGCGTAAACAAAGGCGCAGACACATCACATTGATACCACGCCACATAGTCAGAGACCGTGTAAGCTAGCTCAATGTGCCAAGACGTAACGTTACCCTCAGAATCTTTAAATCTTACATGTCTAAGGTTAACTGTCTTAACTGCTGTAGGCATTACTTGCTATCCTTCTTAATAAGCTTAGTCACTTCAGCCGCAACGGTAGCAGGGTCTACCATTAAGTTACGTGGATCAACAGGAATAAACTTTTCCTTTTCCCACTTATCTTTCATGAAGTAGTTCATGTTTACGTTGTGGCTATGCCCAAGCTGATTCCATCCAGTGCTTCCCCACAGTACAACTCCTTTCTTATCAGCAGAAGCTGAGAAGTGTTGTAGTGAAGAATCAATACTCACAAACGTTTCTGCCTTCTTGAGAAGCTCGTGCCAAATAGTGAACGGAATCTCAGGACGGACAGTGCCCTCATACGTAGGCTCATTGGGTAATGAAAAGTTAAAGATAGTCAGATCAGGGTGCTGTTGCCGAATCATCTGAATTAGCTGAGAGGCTAAAAACGGATGATAGTTCCTGCCCGGATCAATAGACATGTATTGATTTTGTCCATTGAAGCCAATCGGGGACTGTCCACCAGAGAATTGAACAATAATAAACTTGTTAATATTGTTTTCTGCTAGCAGTTTGTCCACATCAGCTTTCAAGTTGTCTGTGTAAAGTTTGGGCTTGTCCTTCTTAGGATCATACTCAACACCAAGAAGATCTGCGTATGCTTG